GTCCATCATCCATCTGAGCACCGGATGCCCGCCATGGGCGATCTTCTCCTCCAGCGTCAGCTTCATCAGCTCTTTAGTTGGGGGTGACATATCTTTAAAGCCCTGTCCAAAGGGAACGACGGTAAAGCCTAAACCTTCCAGGTTTTGCACCATCTGAACCGCGCCCCAGCGGTCAAAAGCGATTTCTCGGATGTTATACTTGGTGCCCAGTTCATCGATGAAGTTTTCGATAAAGCCATAATGAACCACATTTCCTTCGGTGGTCTGCATATGGTTTTGTTTTTCCCAAACGTCATAGGGGACATGATCTCGCCGGACTCGCTGTTCGATGTTTTCTTCGGGGATCCAGAAAAAAGGCATGATGACATATTTCTCATCATCATATTTTGGCGGAAAGACCAACACGAAGGCCGTGATGTCAATGGAGCTGGAGAGATCCAGGCCGCCATAGCATTCTCGACCAAGCAAATCGTCCGGATCGATCATCTGATCGCACTGATCCCACTTTTCCATTGGCATCCACCGAACGGATTGTTTAACCCATTGGTTGAGCCGCAGCTGCCGAAAGAGATTCTCTTCAGCCGGGTTTTCCTTGGCGTTTTCACAGGCGACTTGGATCTTTTCTATGTCAACGGTGATGCCCATTGATGGATTGGCTTTTTGCCAGACCTTGGGGTCGGTCCAGTCCTCGTTTTCTCCAGCACCATAAATTACTGGATAAAAGGTGGGATCAATCTTCCGGCCAGCAAGGATATCTTCAGCTTTTTGATGGACCTCCCAGCAAATCGAATGACGATCAGTTCCGGCAGTAGTGATTAGAAAATAGAGTGGTTGCTTTCTGGCATCACCAGAACCATGGAGCATAACGTCATAGAGATTTCGATTGGGTTGGGCGTGAAGCTCGTCAAAGACCACCCCATGTACATTGAGTCCATGCTTGGTATAGGCTTCAGCCGATAAAACCTGATAGAAGCTTCCTAGCGGTTTATAAACTAGTCGCTTCTGGGATAAGATCGGTTTGATTCGGGATTTTAAAGCCGGGCATTGATCGACCATATCGACGGCCACATCAAAAACAATCGAGGCTTGCTGACGATCCGAGGCACAGCCATAAATTTCGCCGCCGTGTTCATAGTCGCCGCAAGTTAATAGCAGAGCTACCGCCGCAGCCAGCTCAGACTTGCCTTGTTTTTTGGCTATTTCAATGTAGGCGGTGTTGAATTGCCGGGCCTGGTTTGGTTTTTGGATCCCAAAAACATCCCGGATGATCTGTTCCTGCCAATCAATCAGTTCAAAGGGCTGACCATGCCATTGGCCTTTGGTGTGTTTGAGGCAATTGATAAATGAAACCGCAAGATCGGCACGGTTTTGATCAAAGATGGACGTCTTTTGTTTAAACGGGGTTGATTGGTAATTATCCAGATAGCGCATGGCCGTCCGCTCCTTTCAGTGAACTGATGTTGTTTTTAACTGTTAAAATAGGCCAGGATTCCTTCCAGAATGCCTTGGGCTTCCAGCACAGCACCGCCGTTGTTGAAGAAATGACAGTCGCTGGGTGAGCTGGCAAACATCCCTTCGGTGATAATCGCAGGCATATTTGAGTAAGTGACATCGGAATCATCACGCTGGATAATACCTCGGTTGCTTAATCCCATCCGATTGCACAGCCCATTAAGCACCAATTGGGCTAGTCTTAAGCCATTGGTACTCCCGGGATAAGAAATGACCAGGGTACCGCTGGATTCTGGACTGGCGGAACCGTTGTGATGGATGCTGACAAAAATATCAGCATTGTTCCCATTGGCAATAGCCGGACGATCACTTAAAGCCATCCAGTGGTCATCGGTTCGAGTATATACAACTCTAAAACCGCGTTCCTGTAGCAGTTGGCCCAGCCGCAGACTCACCACCAGATTCATATCCTTTTCCTGCAGGTTTCCGCAGGCCCCCGGATCGGAGCCGCCATGCCCGGGGTTGATGCACACCAGCTGGCCATTGCCCGTGCCATTAGGGGGAGTGGAAGGTGTTGGTTTAGATATGGATGTGGTCGTTTCGGTCTGGTTAGCCGCCGATGGTATTTCAATACCCAGTGACTTCAGTGTTTCATTCCCAACAATCCCATCAACAGCTAACCCATTTCTTTTTTGAAAATCTGTGATGGCTGCCAGGGTCTCCGATCCGACAGCGCCATCGATTGCGAGGTGGTAACCATTCTTTGTCAGGGCTTCCTGAATCAATCTGATTTCTCCCATTAGGGCGGCATCGGACTGATCCCCATAAATGCCATCCGGCTCCAAACCGTGATAGGCTTGCAAGGCCAGTACGGCTTCCTGGGTTTGACTCCCAAAGTCGCCATCGATCGTTCCGGCGGCATAAGCACAGAAATTTAAATCTCGTTGCAATTGGGCCACATTGGTGCCCATGGTTCCTATTTCAAGATACATTTTTTCCTTTCCCTGTTGCCTGTAAAAACAGACAACAAAAAAGCACCCCGCAAGAGATGCTTAAAAAATTGATATGTTGTTACACGATACTATCCAATTGCAGCTTCGGTTGAATCACTGACCGCCTGCCGTAGGATGCCAACATCAAAACCAGCGGTCTTATAGCCTTCCAGAATAACGCTATAGTAGTAACAGCTTGGCAGCCCTAATGGTCGGTTCTCGTTCATCAGGTAAACCATGGCTTTGGTCAGCCGTTTGCCAATGCGGACTGTGATGGTTTCTTTGCGATAAAGAATCGGCCAGCCTTCATAGTGGTCCAGGGCGGCTTCATCTTCCGGGGTGATTTCCCAGACCAGCACTGGCACCCGGCTGCCTTGTTGGGGTTTGATGGTGGCCACCGCGCCATCGTGGGGGCCTTTAAAGAGCAGTTGATAGCCGTCAAGGGTGAGCGTGTCAACCACCCGGGCAGTGGGGCAGCGTTTGGCCATTTGGGCCAGATTTAAGTTTGAGCCATAGGCCAGATACAGTTTAGTCTTCATGTCTTTTTCCTCCTTTTGAACCGGGGGCAGCTCATGCTACCCCGTACCGCCATGCTGCCGAGCCAGTAAGGGCCGCGGTTAAATGCTCGCGGCAGTTGGCAAACTCGCTGCCGATAAAGCCGATGCGGTTTAAGTAGGTTCGCATGGCAAACTTTTCATTTTCAACCTGGGGCTTTTTGGCAGAAGCACACTTTTGGGTTAAGGCCTGGTTGTTGATGGCCAGAGCCAAAAAAATGTAGCTTCTGATTTTTCCGGCGTGGAGGATGCTGTTGAAGCCCCGCAACTCGACCGTACGGTGGCCGGTAAAAAAGCTGTGCAGGTTCAGGAAATGGTAGCGGCTGTTGTGGTAGTGAATCCGGCGGCTGTCGTTGTAGCCGTCGTACCAGATATCCTCGATTTCTGCCATGGTGGTGGGCTTTTGCTTTTTCAGTTTTTCAATCAGGATGCCGTCCATCTTTTTGCAGTAGATCATGCGCTGAGGCGCAATCTCCAGGGCTTTGTAAAAAAGGTCGTTCTTGCTGGCGATGATGTTGATGAAATTTTTAATGCTGCGGGGTGAGTGGTCTTTGCCATCCAGATGGATGTGGATGCCGCA